ATTGAAGAGTTGCTTCAGTTCGAATCCAATGTACTCATTCCAGCAGTTAAAAGGACAAAAGTGGATAGCCCTGAAGCACATCCTGGTAAGTACTGCAGATACTGCGCAGGTAAAGCTATATGTGCGAAGCGAGCTGAAGTTAACACAGAAGTCATGCAAGAGTTAAAAAAGCCAGTAGCGACTATGTCAGATGCTGAAATCGAAGCATTATTACCACACTTGGATGAAGTTGTTCAGTATGCAAAAGATGTCATGGAGTTTGCCATCAAGAAGGCACTCAATGGTCACAGATGGAATAACTACAAACTTGTTCATACAAAAGGGTCCAGAAAGATCACTGATGAAGAAGGTGTCATCAAAGCTTGTCAAAAAGAAGGCATCGATCCCTACGCCCCTAAAAAGGTAGCTGGCATTACAGAATTAACCAAAAGAATAGGCAAGAGCAAAGTAGATACCCTTATTGGTGCTTACATCAATATGCAACTAGGTTCATTAGTTTTGGTACCTAAAACAGATCCTCGTGAAGAGGCAACAATTATCGAAGAAGGAGATAAATAAAACATGCTAAAAATTATTAAAGGTAAAGAAAAGAGACCACTAAAGATTGTCATTTATGGTCCAGAAGGCATTGGTAAATCAACCTTTGCTAGCCAGTTTCCAGATCCACTATTTATCGATACTGAAGGTGGAACAAGCAACTTAGATATCAGAAGAATTAAATGCAACAAATCATGGGATGAACTCATCTCAGTAGTGAAAGAAATAAAAGAAAATCCAACGATCTGTAAAACGGTAGTACTCGATACTGCAGACTGGGCTGAAACATTATGTACCAATGCAGTGTGCGAAAAATATCGAAAGAACAATATTGAGGATTTCGGATATGGCAAAGGTTATGTCTATTTGGTTGATGAGTTTTCAAAATTACTTACGCTCATGGATCAGCTGATTGAAGTTGGCATCAATGTAGTCATTACTGCTCATGCAAAACCACGTAAATTTGAACTTCCAGAAGAACAAGGTGCATTTGATCGCTATGAGATGAAACTGACCAAACAAGTCGCACCAGTTATCAAAGAGTGGAGTGATGCATTATTCTTTGTCAACTATAAGATTTATGTCGTTACAACCGAAACCAACTCTAAGAAAGCTCAGGGTGGGAAGCGTGTTCTTTATACAACACATAACCCTACGTATGATGCAAAGAATCGATTTGATTTACCAGAGGAACTAGAACTGAACTTTAAAAGCATTTCCCATCTATTTGAAGACCAGGATTTTGTGAAACCTGAAGTAACGTTTCCTGATCCTAAAGATATTACTACTTATGCACTCGTTGAGAAACTCAAAGAGATGATCAATGAATCAGATATCGCTGAAGAAGAATTAAAGAAAGTCGTCGCCGTTAAAGGTCATTATCAAGAAACAGAACCAATAAGCAATTATTCAGATGATTTTATCACTAGATGGATCATTCCGAATTGGAAAAAAATAGTTGAATCAATAAAAAATAAAAAAGGAGAACAACAATCATGATGGATAACAAAAATATGTTGATGGATTGGAACGATGCCATCGAAGAAGACGGTCAGGAGTATGTCTTACTGCCTGAAGGTGATTACAATTTTACAGTGACTCATTTTGAGCGAGGAAGATTTCCTGGTGGACCAAAAGTACCAGCATGTAATAAGGCAACCATAACAGTACAAGTAGAAACCAAAGAAGGTATCGCAACAGTAAAGTTTGATTTACTTCTCTATCGTTCTTTAGAATGGCGTATTTCATCATTCTTTAGATGCATTGGTCAGAAGAAACATGGTGAAAAGCTAACTATGGACTGGAATAAAGTGATTGGTTCTAAAGGCAGAGCTCATTTCAAGCAACGCTCATATACCAACAATCAAGGTGAAGAGAAGTTTACAAATGATATTGAACGTTTCATCGATTACAACGAAGAGTTCTTTTTTCCAGACGATCTTCCATTTTAGGAGGGATCAGTCATGGTATTAAGACCTTATCAAAATGAAGCTGTTCAAGCAATAAGAAACGAATGGAGTCAAGGACATCAAAAAACGCTATTAGTACTTCCAACTGGAACTGGTAAAACAGTCGTATTTTCAAAGGTGGTTGAAGAGGAAACAAAAGATGGCAGTAACGCATTAATTCTTGCTCATCGTGGAGAATTGCTCGATCAAGCTTCAGAAAAGTTATTAGAAACGAGTGGATTGGATTCAGCTTTGGAAAAGGCTGAGTCTAGTTCCATCGGTTCAAAAAAGCGAGTAACTGTTGCATCCGTTCAAACACTATCTCAAGAAAAAAGACTCACAGCATTTGCGAAGGATCACTTCAAGACCATTGTAGTCGATGAAGCCCATCATTCCATGAGCGATACATACCAACGCATACTCACTCACTTTGATGGTGCAAATGTACTAGGAGTTACTGCAACACCTGATCGCTCTGATCAGAAAAGTCTAGGGAAATACTATGACTCAAAAGCGTATGAATACTCACTTCATCAAGCGATTAGAGAAGGTTATCTATGTCCAGTTAAAGCACAGATGATCCCACTTGAACTCGATATTCATAGCGTCGGTGTTTCAAATGGTGATTACGCAGTAGGTGAAATAGGATCTGCATTAGAACCTTACTTAAACCAAATAGCACTTGAGATGCTTAAATATTGCAAAGGCAGAAAAACAGTGGTGTTCTTACCCTTAGTTAAAACATCACAAAAGTTTTGTGAACTACTGAATTTGCATGGGATTAAAGCAGCAGAAGTTAATGGAAACAGCACAGACCGAGATGAAATCTTAGCTGACTTTGAAGCGGGTGAATATGATGTATTATGCAATTCAATGCTATTAACTGAAGGCTGGGATTGTCCCGCTGTCGATTGCATCATCGTACTTCGACCAACAAAGATTAGAAGTTTATACCAACAAATGGTAGGTCGTGGGATGAGACTCCATCCGGGCAAAGATGAGTTATTATTACTTGATTTCCTGTGGATGACAGAACGCCATGATTTATGTAGACCATCCGCACTGATTTCAAAGGATGCAGAACTTGCTAAACGTATCGATCAAAAGATGATGGATAAAGAAAGTGGTATTGATCTACTTGTTGCAGAAAAAGAAGCTGAAAATGATGTGATACAAGAACGTGAAGATGCACTCGCAAGAGAACTTGCAGCCATGCGTAGAAAGAAAACTAAACTCGTCGATCCAATTCAGTATGCATTTTCAATAGCTGCAGAAGATTTAGCAAATTATGAACCTACATTTATGTGGGAGATGGGACCTGCAACTGAAAGACAACTGGATTACTTAGAAAAACATGGCATTTATTCAGAAGCAGTAACCAGTTGTGGTATGGCAAGTATGCTTATTGAAAAACTTAAGAATAGACAAATTGAAGGCTTGGCGACACCAAAACAAATCCGCTTCTTAGAACGTTATGGTTTCTTACATGTTGGTATGTGGGCTTTCGACGCAGCAAGCAAAATGATTACACGTATCGCAGAGAATAATTGGTTTTTACCAAGAGGAATAAACGCAACAAGTTATCAGCCATAGGAGGAACTAAATGGACAACATATTAGAAGCTTTAAAACAAATAGATGCATCAAATACAACGTACGAAGAATGGATACAAGTAGGCATGGCTTTAAAAGCTGAAGGATATGACTGTTCGGTATGGGATAACTGGAGCAAAAACGATCAACGCTATAAACCTGGTGAGTGCGACAGAAAATGGGGAACTTTTAAAGGTTCCTCTTTACCCATAGCCGGAGGAACGATAATCAAAATGGCAAAAGACACAGGGTGGGAATCGCGTGGAGGAATCATGGAGTGGGATGACATTATTGAATACGATGGCGATGGCATGATCTATGATCCGACTAATGATATGACACCCGTAGAACAACTCATCAAATATTTAGATACGCTATTTTATGATGATGAATATGTAGGGTATGTGACAACGGATGTGTGGCAAAACAGCGATGGTAAATGGATGCCTAAAAAAGGACAGTACGATCGAACAGCTGGTGAACTCATGACGTTACTTGAAAAACACTCTGATGATATTGGTGCAGTTATTGGTGATTCCAAAGATGAATGTGGTGCTTGGATCAGGTTTAATCCAGTCGATGGTATCGGTGTAAAAAATGAAAATATAACGAGATTTACTCATGCCCTTGTAGAATCTGATGATATACCGATATCCGAACAAGATGCCATTTATCGTAAGTATGAATTACCTATTGCTTGCTTAGTTCACAGTGGAAGTAGAAGTTTACATGCCATAGTCAAAGTCGATGCTAAAGATTCAGAAGAATATCGTAAGAGAGTCGATTTCCTGTATGATTTCTTAAACAAGAACGGACTTAAAGTGGATAAGGCCAACAGAAACCCTTCAAGATTGTCACGTTTACCTGG